CCTCGGCGTCTGCCTTCTCGATTGCCAAGTCCAGCGTGTCGATGTTCTCGGTCTGGAAAAGGCCGAGGGCGCCGACGCGGCCCGGAACATAGGAGATTTCCCGCATCGCCTCGGTCATGCGGACGATGGAGAAGGGATCGCTGTTGAAAATGTCGAGCATCGCTCAGGGTTCCTTGTTTCTGGTGGCGTTGACCGGCGCGCGGATTAGGCGCGCACGATGATGCCGACGGCGGCGAGCTGCGTGGCCTTGGCGGCCCGGGTCGGCCCGTCGTTGACCGAGGGCGCATAGACCAGCGCATCGGCCTTCACTTCCGCATCGCGGGTGATGACCGTGACCTTCTGCGGCACAGTCGTCGCATCGACCCCGTAAAGGGCGATGGCGACGGCGGTCTGGCTGCCGTCCGCCCCGGTTGCCGGGCTGGGAACGTGGTTGCCGTTGGCGGTGATGCGGCCGAGGACGGTGCCAGCCGCGATGATCCCCGAGCCTGCGGGGATAGTCACGACTTCGCGGCTCCGGGTGCCTTCGGCTTCGGAGAGAAGGAACTCGCCCGGGTGGCGGCCCTCGTTGAACAGGTTCGGCATTTCTCTGGTTTCCTTTCAGATCAGAGGTCGAGGAGGGGGTGAGGTTTACTGACGCTTCACGCCGATGGAGGCGTTGGCATCAGCGACGGCTTTCGACCAGCCGGAGGCGGACTTGCCCGCGCCCGAATTGACCGGGCCAGCGGCGGGACCGAAGTCACCCGCTTCCTTCTGGCGCTGCTCGATGGTCGGCTGCGCCGGAGCGGACGCGGCGGGAGCGGCGGCGGGACCGGCAGCCTTGAGAGCCTCCTTCGCCGCATCCGCATCCATCGAGGTCTTGAAAGCGAAGTGAGCCGCGAGGGCCGGGTTCGCCTTGGCTTCCTCGGAGCCGAGGATGGCGCCGATCCGGGTGGTCGCCTCCTCTGCGCCGAGGCGCTTGCCTTCCGTCACGCCCTCCGCCCGGGCGGCAGCCACGGCGGCGGTGTGCGCTTCCTGCGAAATGCCCGCAGCCGGGGCGGTCGTCGGGTTGTCAGCCATCTTGCGGCCTCCTTTGTTTCCGGCCCCGCTGGGGCCTTGGGTTTCTGATTGCAGGGACGCGAGGACGGCATCGAAAGATGCCACACGGTCAGCAAGGCCACGCTCGATAGCCTCCTGACCGATGAACGTCCGCGCCTCGGTGGCGCGGGCGTCCGCCTCCGTGAGCCGGTCCCCGCGTCCCTGCGCGACGAGGCCCACGAATTGGTCGTAGAACTTGGCGACCTCCGTCTGGAGGTCCGCTCGGACGGCATCGGACAGAGGCCCGTAGGGGTTGCCGTCAACCTTGTGCCGACCGGCATAGATCAGGGTCGGCTTGATCCCCTTCGCCTGTAGCTCCCCGGAGCGGTCAAGGTGCGTCAGCACCACGCCGATACTCCCGACAAGGGAGGTCGGGCTGACCACAATCTCGGTTGCCTGCGAGGCGATGCCATAGGCGGCGGATGCGGCCATGTCATTGACGACCGCCACAACCGGCTTGTCCTGCGCGGCCTCGCGGACGGCGGCGGCGACCGTGAACATGCCGGTCGCCTCTCCCCCGGGGCTATCGAGGTCGAGGAGGATCGCCTTGACCTTGGGGTCATAGCGGGCGTCCCGGATTTGCGCGGTCAGGCCCTCGTAGGAGGTCATGCCGGAGCGCGCCCCAAGCCATGCGCCCCGGTTCACGAGGGACCCGATCACGCTGATGATCGCAACCCCGTCCTGCCGGACCGTCGTCCCGTTCCGGGTGATGTTGTTCCCGGTAAAGCGGTTCGCCTCCGGGCCGAGCGGCGCGAGCGCCCCGTCAAGCGGGAGCCGCCCTTCGAGGATATGAAGGACGACCTCCGCCTTCGTCGGGTGCAGGAGGAGCGGACGCCCGAGGACGCGATCCGCAATGTGGATGAGAGAAGGCCCCGGCATTGCCGGGGCAAGATCAACCTTCGGCGCTTCTTCCGTCACAGCCGACCTCCCGCCCGCATCGCGAAGCGCCGGGGGGCATCGCCCCGGGCCGCAGCGCATTTCGCTTCCCATTCCCGGACCAGCATCAGCAGCGCCTTGGGGTCCGCTCGGTTGTAGGTCACGGATTTCTCGACCCCGTTGGGGCCGCTCTTGTGCGTCACGGATTGAGCCGTGCCGCCCGCGACCAGATCGGCATAGGCCTGCCGAAGCGCCGCCGCCGTCCCGCAAGGGTCGGCGTCGTTCAGTGTCACCGCCATAGCGGGGCCTCCTTTCAGGTATTGACCGGCGCGTCGGGGTCCGGGGCGTCTTCCTCGTCCCCTGCGGCGGGATCAACCGCCGCGCCGCCCTGCGCTGGCATCGTGAGGGCGTCCGGGATGTTGTATTCCTCCCGAAGCTCCGCCTCCCGGGCGCGCTGCTCGTACACGTCCTCGATATCGACCCCGAGGTCGTTGGCGATCATCTGATCCGACATAACGCCGAGCCGCTTCCAGACCTCATGCGCCTTGGCAAGCTTGAGGTCGTCGCCCTGCGGGCGCGGGGTCCCGAACCATTCCGCCCGGCAGGCCGCCGCGCGGTTTGCCCGGAAAGCCTCGTAGCCGCCCGGGAAGGGGATGCGGCCCTCGAAGATTTCCTCCTCAAGCCACGCCTCGTAGATCGGCTGGCAGAAGGGGACGAGGATATGCTTCCGGCGGGCCTGCGTGACCTTGTAAACCTCCGCCGTCCCCGCGTTCAGCGAGGCGTAGGTTGCGCCCGAATAGTCGCCGGTCGCGCTCTCGTAGAGCATTCCAAGGCAGCGCGCCAATTCGCGCAAGATCATTTTGACGAAGGCCTCGAACTGGATGCCCGGTACATTCGCCGTTTTGAAGTCAAGCTGTTGCCCGGGGAACAGATGCGCCACGCGCCCGTTGATCGACGTGTCGAAGGTTGTCCCGTCGTAGTAAGCGCCGGTCGCCAGCATGAAGGCCTCCATCACGGAGCCGCCCCCGGCCTTGAACTGCGCGAACTCCTGCGGGGCCATCAGGCCCTCGATAACCTCCTCCGTGGGCGCGTCCCCGGTGATCGTGGCCGCGAACATGGTTTGAAGGATAGCCGCCGTCAGCGTGGCGTCGGAAAGCTGGTCGAACTGCCGCGCGACCTGCAAGGCCGGGACCATTGGGCTGATGCCGCGATGCGTCTCCGGCATCCCCGTGAAGACGTGGATCACGTTGGGGCGGCCCTGCGCGTCCCGCGCTCGGACGACGACCTCCTCCTCGTAGTCGAACTGGTTCTTGCGGGTGGTCAGGTAGGCGACCGGCAGGCCGTCCGGGTCGGTGTAGACCCCATCAACCAGCCGCTCGATGTTCGACTTCTTCCGCTTGAGCCGGTTCGGCAGGAGGAGCCGGACCTTCGTGCCGGAGACGTTCCACGGCGCTTTCTTGTAGGGCAGGCCCGCAAGGATTTCGCCCATAGCCAGCCACGAGCGGAAGGCCGAGGCCTGCATTTCCCCGAAGGTGCGGAGGCCCTGCACATCACACTCAAGCGCGCGGTCAGCCCAAAGGCCGAAGCGAGCCTCAACGAGGCGGCCCCATGCCCGGGCCTCCGCCGGGTTCATGCCGAAAAGGCTGTTCTCGGGGGCGACCTTGAGGCGGAGGCCGGTCCCGACCGTATTCGCAACCGCCTGCTCGATGGCCCCGGAGAGCCAGCCGGAGTTGTGAACCGCGTCGATAACCCGGGCCGCCGCAGTATCCCACGCCTCCCGGATATCGACTTGCGGCTCCCGAAGCGGAGGCTTCCAGCCGGAAAAGGTCATGTGACGCCCGCCGCGCATGTAGGTCGAATTCGGCCGAGCGCGGGAGACCTCCCCGCCGGACGACGGGGAAAGGAAGGGCAGCGACCCGCCGATGAAGGACTTCGCCTTTTCGATGATCGACATTCCGCGTTCCCTCTCAAGCATTGACCGGGCGCAAGCCCTTTTTCACCTCCGCCTCGAAGACGAAAGGCATCTGAGCCTGTTGCCCAACGAGCGCCCAGACTTGGCATTTGTAGACCCCGGGCGGGAGCGTCCCCCGCCCGAAGGTCACGATGATTGTGGAGCTTCCCTCGACAACAGCAGAGCCTTCGA